CCCACGAACATCTAATTTATAAGTTGGGGTAACACCTATTCCAATATTACCACTTGACTCTTGTATTACACTATTCCCTATTGTACTTGCACCTGTAAACTTAGGTAGGTAGTTTGTTGTACCTGTTCCTGTTACAGGGTTAGTTAAAGCGTTCTGCTTATTATTAAACGTAGTCCAATCTGTACTTGATAGTAAACCATTTTGTGAACCACTTGCAGTAGCAATAGCTAAAGTAATCGTACCACTTGTAGTAATAGGAGTTGAACCAATAGTTACTCCACTTGTAGCTGAAGATAATCCAACACTTGTAACTGTACCGCTTGTTAATTGGCTTGTTAAGGCTAATGTACCGCTTGTTGCAGGTAATGTGTAAGAATAAGCTGCTCCTGATTGGAATATTAATGTTTGCTGATTTGCACTTCCACTTAACTGAACAACTAAACCATTAGAAGCGCCACCTAAACTTGCATAACCTGTTGCACCTGCTAATACACCATTCTTTAATAACAACCCTGACTCTTGCCTTGTTGCTTCACTAAATGTCTTATTACCTGTTATTGTTTGTGTTGTAGCAATAGTAACATAGCCACTTAAATCTGTACTATATTGAGGAACATTTAAAACACCTGTTGTGCTATTGTATGATGCAGGACCACTCGTTCCTGTTACAGTTAAACTGATTGCACTTCTTGACCTCGCATTTGTAAAGTATAGATTAGTTATTCCCTCAGTAACTAAATCTGTATTGTAATCTCCGCTAACGGCTACAATTGCACCTGTTCTACCGAATACCGAAGTTACAGGGTAAGAAATATTACTCGTTAAAGCAATAGTTCCACTTGTAGCAGGTAGGGTATATGAATACGCAGCAGCAGATTGGAATATCAAAGTCTGTATACTACTACTTCCACTTAATTGAATAGAAAGTCCGTTAGTTGCACCACCAAGACTTGTATATCCTGCTAAACCTGCAATAACATTATTTTTAAGAAGCAAACCTGATTCTTGTCTATTAGCCTCGCTAAAAGTTTTAGTTCCTGTAATAGTTTGAGTAGTCCCTATTGTTACATACCCACTTAAATCAGGTGTATAGTTAGGGATATTAAACACCCCTGTTGTTGAATTGTAAGTAGCTGCACCGCTTGTACCTGTTGTGGTCAAACTAATCGCTGCTCTTGCAAGTGCATCTGTGTATTGAGTAATTGTAGAAGCTATCGTAAACGAAGGATAAGAACCACTAATTGATATCCCAGCACCTTGAGTTAAACTAACAGTTTGGTCTGGAGCAGAGTTAGTAATTACCCCTGTTGTATTGTTGTATGTTATTCCTGTACCTGCACTTAAAGAGGTTAGTGTTATAAAAGATGCACCATTAGTAAGTTGGTTAGTGTTAGTAGGTATTGTTATTACCCCTGTTGTGCTATTGTAAGCACCACTACCAGCCGTAAAACTTAAAGCAGCTCTTGACCTTGTATCGGTATAATAAAGGTTTGTTGCTTCTACAACTGCCGTTGTATTTAAAGTTTGGAATGTCTTATCTCCTCTATAATATTGTAATGTAGTTCCAGCAGTAATTGCAGGTTCTTTGGAATTAAATACTGACCAATCCGTTGAACTTAACTTACCAGTATTTGTAGCCGAAGCAATAGGTATGTTAAAAGTATGCGTATCACCACTTGAAACGATATTAAAATCAGTTCCGCTTGTTCCTGTGGTTATAAATTGTGATTGGTCAGTTAGGTTATTTAAAGAAACCATCCCCTTAGATAAGGTAGTTACTACTTGACATAAATGACCATTCTCGGTATGTAAAGTAATTGTTCTACCACTTACGTTTACATAGATTCTAATTGCTAATCTATCCGTCAAAGCTAAAGTAGCAGTAGCCACAGGAATAGCAAAATAGTATGGTGCTATCGTAGTTCCTTGAGTAATATACTCTGGAACTCCAACGCTTGAACCTAATAAGGTAAAAGTTGTACCATCGTACTTATAAAGTTCTGCATAGAAAAAAGGATTGCCTGTATTGTTGTTTACACTAAAATAAAACTCACAATTAAAGTTACCGCCAGGAATCAATATTACATCTGGGTCATTAGCATCAGTTAAGTAACTTGCTACATATCCATTAGCCGAAATAGTAATATCAGTTCCAGCACCTATGATTGGTTCTTTACTTAATTCTCTATAAGCTACCCCACCTATTGTACCTTGACTTACACTTGAATTAAGATAGTAACTAACCGAACTTCCTCCACCACTTGATGTAGGGAAATCCGCTAACGTACCATCCCCTCGTACATATTGAGAAGCAGCACCATCTAAAGCAGTTATTACACCACTATTAGCCACTACTGGACCTTGTATGTCCCTAATCTTTGCTTCTCCTGATACCTGTAATTGTGAACTCATTTATATCTATTTTAACTATTTGAAAATTGCTCTAACAAACTCATCCGCCTCTAATGCTCTTGCAAAGGTAAGAACTCCTGTAGATGAGTTAAACGTCACATTCTCACCTGTTGGTGCACCTGATGTTAATATACTTCTAACCTCTAAACCACCTCTTGTAACTGAAAGACAACTTGTACCAATCTGAGTAGAGAATGTGATTGTAGTTTCGCCACCAAATGCAGTATATTGTTGCATAGTTACGTTACCACTTTCTATTACTACTCCAGTAGGTGTAACTTGTGTTCCAGTAACTGTATAAGGACCTGTACCTTGTAAAGACACACTATATGTTGATGCTCCTTCAACAGGACCACTCATATCTAAATTAACAATATTAGCAAGACCTGTAAATATGCTATAACCTAAAGCACCTGTGCCATTACCATTGTCATTATCTATTTGAAACTTAACTATGATTTGTTCCTTAGTTTGTAGCTTATTAAGTAAAAATAAGTAAGAGTAGTCACTAAGGGCAATAAAACCATCAGCAGATATATTCCAGCTTATCTGTGAGCCTAAGAACTCCTTATATGACGCACTATTTGTAGTAGTCACTTCAACCTGATCTACGCTTGTACTAAAAGTGCAGTTAGTTGATGCACCAAATGGCACACCTACTGAAATATTAGTTGTAGTTATACCAGGATTAGTTGATTGAGTATATAAAGTTATCTGATTAGTTGTAGTACCTAAGTAATTTACTTCTATAATGATTCTATCTGTAATAGCTAAGACAGTATTAGTTACTGTCATATTAGTATTATATACAATCTTACTTAGAGATGTTAGTGTAGTTTCATCTGAAGTTGCTAATAAGGTAGCTGTTGAACCAGCATATTTGTATAGCTTATATTGCACCTTAGCACCTGCAAAGGCAGTAGCTATAGAATAATAAGCTGAAATACTCCAAGTACCAGCAGCTATTTCCGTAATACTAGGATCACTAGCATCTGTTATAAAAGAAGCTATTACTCCTGCTCCTGTTTTAGTAAAGTTACTAGAAGTACCAATAATGTCTTCAGTACTTAACTCTTTACAAGCAAAACCATTTACAGTTATCCCTTGATTAACAGAACCATTAAAATAATATTGTTTGTTTGAATCGTATTTGTATAATACTATATTAGTTCCATTTATTACTGATGCCATTATTTCCTAGTATTTAAATTTTTGAATATATCTATTTCTATAGTTGTGCCATTGTAGTTAATCTTCTTTAGCACTGAATCTTGTACTCCTTGTTTTAAATCCCATTTAAAGGACTTTAATAAGTATGTATAAGTATTAGCACCATCAAAAGAATATGTAAACTTGCTATCTAACCAATACCCTATGCTTTTAAACTGACCTTCTATTACTGTTTGAGTCTTTACTTGGTCAATACCAATATCTTCAGCAACTAATGTAAATAACTCTTTTACACCTGATGTATTTCTTCCAAATTGATTAGCAAACCCACTATTGTTACTTGTAGTGTACATACCAACATAAGAAGAAGCTGCTACATCTTTAGGTTCATTTGCAACTCTAGCAACAGAATCGGTATTCTTAAATATGTCATTATACATAAATCCTAAAGAGAAGTTTTCTCCTTCTTCAGGCTTAAATTGAGAATCTATACTACCAATCTCTCTATAAGAGTCATAATTATAAATTTGAGATACAGGACCTACATTCTGAACTAAGAAATAGTAAAGTTCTAAAAATGGATCTACGCCTGTTTCTAATGGTCTATAAATTATGAAGTCAATAGAACCATCAATAGGCACTAATACTTGCTTAGGGAATCCTACAGGATAATCATTAAGATATACTGTAGTAGTTGTAAACTCACCACTATTATTAAGGTATTGTGCAGCAGAGTTATCAGAAGGTATAATCCTAACCCAATATCTAGCAGTACAGTTAAACTTATAATCTAACCATCTTACATTTAAATAATCACCAGCTTTTACATCATTGCCAAAAGACCTTATTGCCCTATTGGTTTCACCAGAATTTGTGGTAGTATCTGTTGTAAATAACCCACCATTTGTAGGGCTATATTTAGAAACTACCATTCCTGTTTCAAGCCAAGCATCCACATTGTTAGTACCTGACCATGACAAAAACCAACCATTGGCTGCAAGTTGCTTAACATTATAAATTGGACTAAATTGAGTATAAGACTTTTGAGCTCTATTAAAGCTTACCATTAGTGATTGTCCTATTTGCTTAAAGTTATCAGTTGCATCTATAGCAACTGAAATAGTATTATCTACTGTTTGTGTAGATTGGTAAACACCTGAACTATTATAAACATAATAAGATATGCTAGTCTCTCTAGTCAAAGCACCATAACAAGTTAAATACCATTTATCTTCCTTATAAAAGCATTCCCAACCAAATCTATTACATATATATTCCAATATGTCATAGTAGTTTAAATACTCTCCATATTGCTCCATTAAGTAATTTTTTTTTAGGTACATATTTTCTATGTTCCTAGAGTCTAGATTTGCTGTTTTATAGTATTCGTTAATCCAAACGTCAAAAGTAAATTCAGTCTTAGAGAAACAGTCAATAATTAAGTCCTTTAAACTTACTTGATCTTCTGAATTAAAACCTATTCCAAATGTTACATTCGAATAATATTTTTTATTCTTAGTCCTAGCTAAACCATCAACAAATGATAATGACAAACTATTAAGGTTTACAGGAGAATATTGTACGCTGTCTACAGGTATAAAAAACCCTCTCCATATTACAGTACCCCATGTGTAAGAACCATTATAAGTTCCTTTTGTAACAACTATCATGAAGTCATTATCATCAGCAGTAAAGAAATCTTGTAATAACTCAGCATAATTAGTGCTTTGAAATTCGTTCTTTACTATATTTAAAGTTGCCCTTGTGGCAAGTAATGGCGTATAGGCATTCCCAT